NTCAAGGTCCAGCTTCGAGGCAGCGTCGATCTTGAGCCCGAAATACTCGGTATCGCCAATCATCAGTCGGCCAGGCGTGGCGATCTGCCCCGGCGCGGCATTCTGAGAGCGGACCCAGCCGCGGATGAGATCGACTACCGCACTGTCCCACTTGGTCAGCTCCATCCGCACGCGACTGATCGCGCCGAGAAACTGCTTGTCAATCGGGGGGCCGTCGTCGCCGCCGTTCTCGTCGCCCGGGACATCGTACCAGAACGACTCGTGGGTGACCTCGACACCGTTGCGCGTGGTGCCCAGCGTGTGGTCCGAACCGTCGTTGATGATGACGGTCGCCAATCCCGGAACCTGGATTTCTACGGCCATGAACCTGCTCCTGTTATCTCAACCCCGGCAACACTCTTGCCGGGTAGAAGTTCTGGACCCTGTCCCTGACGAGGTACAGGTCCCTGTATTCGGTAGTGGTGGGCCCGTCGATCGTGGGCAAGCCCGCGTCACGATTGGCCGTCAAGCCGAACACTCGCTCGCCCTTGCGTATCCGCTCCAATTGCTCCTCGCAACGCCTCTCCATCTTTTCGTAGCCGTCGCTGAGCCACTTGTCCTGCCGCCTCCCCATCAGGAACAGCATGGCCAGCTCGCAGTTGAGGCGCTTGAGCAGGGATAATGCTGTTCCCGTGAGGGCGGCGAGGTTGGCGGAGGTATACTGCTGGCCGACCGTGGCGGCTGAGTCGATCCGACCCGCGCCGTCGTCCAACGCCGCCAGCACCTTGGTGTCGGCGGTGATGGACGCAACCGCCTGGCCGGTGTCCGAGGCGAGATCCTTGATGATCCGCTCGTCGAATCGCTCAGCCATGTCGGAAGGCGCGGCGTAGGCCATTAGGCAGCTCCGGTGAACAACACCCCGGAAGCCGGGGCGATCATTCGCACGTCGTAGTTCTCCACGATTGAGCCGTGAACTCGCCGGTTGTCGGAGTCGTTTTTCTCCTCGACGGTCATTTCTTCGTACATGAAGAACGCCGTCGTGGCGAAGCTGGGCGCGTCGGCAACGCCTTCCAACCCGCCTGGTCGGGCGCAAAGGAACGGCGTGGCCTTGGGGAGAACCTGGGTGCGCGACGTAGTAGCTCCCTTGCGGGTGGTGATCTTTCGTGTGGACTCGACGATCACCGGGAACCCGTAGAGCTTGGCAGGCAGGCCATACTCCAGGTTGTCGTTGGGCTTCTCGCCGCGGACTTCCGCCAGCGCGACCGGTGAGCCCTTCAGATAGTCCACGATCTCCTGACTCTGGGTCAGGTCCGCGCACAGCGCGGAGTTGATCACCAGCAGCAGTTCATTGAGCTTGACCGCGTCGAGCGTGTCGTCTCGAATGATTTCGGCCGCGGTGGTCAGCGAACGCCGGATGTCCTGGCGGGCCGTGGTGGACTGCGCCCAGTTGCCCGTGTTGCCGGTGATTCCGGCCACGGCCATCACATGCGTGGCGGCATAGTTGGCGGCGGTGGTGAACTGGGTGATCGCCATTTGCGTGCGGGCGGTCATCGCGGCCCGCGCGTAGATCGAGCCGTACTGCGCCAGGATGTTCCAGTCGGCCTGCTCCACAGTGAGGTTGCCCAGCATGAAGGGAAAACAGTAGCGAATCGTCTCGAAGGGCCGAAACTCGAACGATTCGTTGTACTCGTTGCCTTCCGGGCGGGGTTGCTTGTCGTACCACACGCGATCACGGAGGTCGGTGTAGAGCACGCGCCCGGCCTCTTCCACGGTCATCACCGTGTAGTAGCCGGCCACTTTCTTGACCGGGATGATCTGGGTGTACTTGTTGACGTCGAAGTCCTTCACGTTCCGCGCGTAGTCGATCGTGAGCTTGTTGCTCGCGTCCACATTGCGAATAAACGTGTTGTACGGTGACGGATATGCAGGAACAGTAGACATAGGATCTAGGTCCTTTAACCTTTAGGGTTTACTGGTAGGTTGCCGGGTATGTCGCACCCAGCTCTACCTGCACGCGGATCTTCTCGCCGGCAGCAGAGGCCGACTCCAAAGCTCTGGCCCCGCATTGCTGAACAATGGCGCCAGCGGTAGCGATGGGCACGCCACGCCCAACGGAGTCGGACTTCAGGCGGTTGCCTCGCACGACGGCGTCACCTGCCTCGATCAGGCAGATGTCGCCGTTGCCGTAGAGGCCGAGATACTCGTCTGCCTGCGCGGCGTACTCACTCGTGGTCTGATCCGACAGGGGCGGGTAGTTGGTGCCCTCGTAAGAGATCCCGATAGGCAGGAGGTTGTCCCCGCACTGCAACGCGCCGTTGTCGGTAGCGGGGTCGATCCTGACGAACCGGCAACAGTTGATGTTGCCCTTCGCCAAAAGATGTGGAGGTGTGTTAGGCATTATCGTCCCGTGTTTTCTTCGGGACTACCCTCTGCGGGGCTTGTTGGTTTGGAAACGGTTACGTCGTCTCGGGCGGGCGGTCATGCTCGCCGAAGCTGTCCAAGGCGGTCTCGTAATCGGCCGGCTGCCCACTTTGCGCCCGACCAATGCACCACCGCAGTGCCTTGTCGCGCGCTTCCTTGGAATACTTCTCCGTCGATGCGCCGGGACGGCCGGGCGCCGACATGGCTTCGCGATCGCCCCAACCGATCGGCAATTGCTCATCAACGGGGATCTCGCGGTAGTTGCTTTCGATGCCTTCGAGGTGTTCCTGGAACTGGGCATCGTTCATCTTGCCGTATTTGCAGCGCTCCACCTCCTTTTCCAGGTCGAAGGTGAATCGCTGCCGCTTGGATTGGAGCGCGGCGAAGCGTTCGCTGCTGATACGCTTCGCCTCCTGATCCGCAGCGTACTTCTCCAGCTTGGCCACGCGGCGTTCCGACTCGGCCAGCTTGGTTTCCAGAAGTTGATAGTTCACGCTGTGCGTCGTGGCATTGCCCTGTTCGGGCGGGGCTTTGGTGGTGTTACTCACTTTTCTCCCTCCCAGGTTGCCCTGGTCTGCGGTCTGATACGTTGAGGCGGCCGGGTCCCCGTCTTGCACGGAACCTACGTCGGCAGGCTCATCGCCTTCCACCGACGCATCGTCCGCCGGCTGGTTGAGATTGGGATCGCTGGAACCGGCCTCGTAGTTCTTCGTCGAGGCGTTGTCCTGGTCAACGGGCGTACCCACGGTGTGCTTCACCTTGCGTCCGCCCAGATTGCCCTGGTCGGCAGTCTGATATTCGCCGGTCGGCGCTTCAGTAGCCTCGTACCGCTTGTCGCAGTACTCCTCCTCGTCTTCTTCGGGAGGCGGACCGTCACTTGGCGGGCCGTTGGTCGGCGGCGCGCTCTCCGGCGGCCCTGCGGGAGGTGGGGCCGGAGGGGCGGCGGGTGGCGGCGCGGGTGTAGGAGGCGGTGCCGCGAGTGGCGAAGGCGGTTGACCTGCTGTTGGTGGGCCTTCCACGGGCGGCACCGTCGCATTCGTGCCGGCGCTGGCCTGCATCTGGGTTTGAACCCATTGCATCGCGTCGGTCTGCATGATCGCATCCACGATCTGCTGGAGATCTTCAGGGCCCAAGGCCATGGGTTGGTTCTCCGCTATTGGGGTTGCCGCCGGGTCGGCGGAGTAATCTTTGATTTCGTCGTCCGACCGAATGAACACATTGGAAGCCGAAGGGGCCACGGCCGTGTACTTGTGCATTGTGCGCCCGTTGCGGTTTGCCGAATACAACAGCCCCAGTGAGTGCGGGAAGTGGATTTCGCTGAGCAGTTGGATCTCATTGCCCTTGCCCACCCCGATAGTGGCTGTGGCCCACTCGCCTACACCATCGACAGTCAGGATGGCGGCCTCCGGGTAAGGTGAAGGATAAAAGGCGCTGGCTGCATGGGATTCATGGTGCTGGGTGAAAATTATCCGTCCCTCGTAGCCCAGTTCGCGGCGGATGGTTTCGCCGAGGAAAAGTTTCTGCTTGAGCCACATCGGCATCGATTGCAGGAACGAGTGGATGCCTGCAGGCGCAAAGGCCAGGTAGGTTTCGAGGATACGTTCGAACTTCAGGAAAGGCTTGTCGTAGAAAGCCAGACATTCAAGCTGATCCACGGTCAGCCCCGCATAATCCAGGCAGAATTTAGCTGCAGAGCCGGGAAAGGAGAAATCATGCTTGATACGGCTGAACCGCTCTTCCTGGGCGGCAGCCACTACCCGCCCGTCCGTTACCAGACAGGCTGCGCTGTCATGGTAATAGGCCGATATTCCCAGAATGTGTGTGGCCATCTTTCTCGATTGGGTTTAGAACAGGGTGTAAATGAACGGGGAGAGCGCCGAACCCTCGGTGAAAACAATAATC